AGCGGTGAGGCTGCCGGCTGCGCGCGTTTTCATCTCGTCTCCAGACCCTTGGCCGGCCGGGCAAGGCGCCTTGTAAACGAGCTCAACGCGCTCAAGCTAAGTCATTGAAATTGGTGCCGGCTACAGGGTTCTGATTTATGAAGCGCGCGCATAGCTTTTCTGCCGTTTGTCGAGTGCCATTTGACGAAGATGCCCCCAGGGATGCCCCCCGGGATTGCGGATTAGATGTCCGACGGGTCCGCGACGGGGCGTGAGTTTTTCCACGCCTCAATCACCGTCAGGGGCCAGCCGACACGCTGGTGACTGGTCCGAAGAGGGCGTGGGAACTTGCCCTGGCCCATGAGCCGGTAGATCGTGGACCGGCTTAGGCCAGTCTCGCGCTCGACTTCGGGCCGGGGCAGGAGGCGACCAATAGGTTGCGCGGCCGGTGTTTGGCCTAGGGTGTCAGACATGTCGGGGGCTCTCAACTTGTGCCGCCTGATAGGCAGCGGTGATGCGGGCGACGGCTGTCGCGAAGTGCTTTGGGTTCTTCTCGATTCCGGTGAACACGCGGCCGGCGCCGATCGCGGCGACGCCGGTGCTGCCGGTTCCCATGAACGGGTCGATGATCGTGCGGCCCGAGAGATTGCGGACGATCTTCGCCATGACGTCGAGCGGCTTGACGGTGGCGTGGCCGAAGACCTTCGCCGGCATCGTGCCTGCAGTCACCCAGCGATGCAGGTCGTGGTGCTCGCCGACCGGATGATAGCCGTGGTTCCAAGCGTGGATGTAGGGCTCTACGTCGGCCAGATAGTGCTTGTTGCACATCGGGCTCGGGTTCTTCTTGATCCAGCCCAGCAAGCAGAAGCGCTGGTATCGCTGATTTAGATAGTCGAGCAGCTCGGGAAGCTGATCGTTGTGGCAGAAGACCACGACGGCGCCCGCGCGCATCGGATTGATGATCGACAACGCGAAGCCCTGATCAAGCCCCTCCTGCACGATCATGTCAGCCCCGGTGCGGCTCTTGCGGAAGGCGCCGCCGCCCCGGTTGTCGAAACGGTACGGCGGATCCATGAACTCGGCATCGAAGAAGCCGAGGCCTGGGCGGATCGCATAGGCGTCGCCATGGTAGAGGGTGTGCGGCCCGATCCGGACCACGCCAACGTCACCGCCAGCGCTGCCCGGGTCGAGGCCTATGAAGGACGTCTGCATCATGATCCGACCAGCTCTCGGAAGAGGATGGGCTCGACACTGCCGTCATTGTTGACCCGGTCGAGCCAGACATCCGCGTTCGGCTCGTCGCCGGTCCACCCGTTCGGCCAAGTCTTCACCGCGATGAGCTCGCGGATCCGAGCCTCTTCCTCGGCGTCGATCAGGATCATGCCTGGCCGATCGAGACGCTCGGCCGCGTTGTTCACGGCCGCCTGAATCTGCAGCACGGTCTCAAGTCCCATGAGCCGCGCTTCGAAGGTGAGCGGACCCATGCGCTGCTGGTTGGACTGCAACGTGCCGTCCTTGCGGTACTGAAAGCCCGGTTGCCGCTTGCGGTGCCGTTCTTTCTTCAGCTCGAGGTAAAGACGCTTGAGGCCGAGCAGGGGGGCGAGGTGCTCCCAACCGGGGAGGGCAAGGACCGCCGCCAGTGCACCGTCATGCGCGATCAGATTGCAGCCGGTGCAGCCCGTCCGCATGTCCTCTACGCCGCCGTAGCCATCAGCGATCATCGGGGTCGGCCAGGCGCCGAACTCGGCCATCGGCGCGAAGACCTTGAGCCAGTCCCACACCATGCAGAGCGTCCAATGATCGATCGGCGCGAAGGTGTCGCTCAGCTCGCCGGGCAGGTCGGTCTGTAGCCACCCTTGACCGCATTCGGCACCATTGCGCGCGCAGGAAAGATTAATGCGATCGTCGCGGGTCTTCGACTCACCCCGGCGAACACCGGTCAGCGTCAGGACGCGACCATCTACACCGGCGAGCAGCTCGCCGATCGCCGCGGTCATCGGTTCCACCTTGATCTGCGGGGTGCACCAGCGGAACGTGTTCGACGGCGGCGGGACGCCGCGGCCGAGCATGTAGACGAAGAACCGCTCGTCCATCGGGGCGCAAACTTCGACGACGCGGATACCCATCGCACGCAGGCGAGCCATCATTTCGCGCGCCGCAGCCTGCAGCGGAGGTAGCTCCATGCGGGTGTCCGCATACATAACGGTGATTGATAGTGGTCGAGGCAGCGCGCCTAGTTCTAGGAGCGTGATGATGACGGAAACGACAGTGGAGCTGTCTTTTCCGCCAGAGTAGGCGAACACCCAATGATCGTAGCCATACGCGTGCGCCAGCATGTTCTGGACGGTCCGCGCGACGCACTCGCCAACAGGCATGGCGGAGCCTTGCCCAGAGAACAGGCTGATCTGGGCGCGAGGCTTGTAACCGACGCTTGCGCCGGCCGCCGCGAGCACGTTGCCGAGTTCAAGCATTGGCCGTCTCCCGAGCTGCCGCCTGGAAGCGCTTGGCTGCCTTGTACACAAAGGCCGCCGGCTTCCCGTTGGCGAAGCCTGCGAGCTGGCGGATGCCGGTGACCTTGCTGAACTCCAGCGTGGCCAGTCGGCGTTCCTGGTTGCGGATCGAGTAGATGGAGCAGCGGCCATCGATGATGTCGCGCAGGTAGCTCGCCACGCAGTGGCGCATCATGCGACCTTCTTCGATCACGGCTGCGGGCGTGCTCAGCTTGACGAAGTGCAGGCCTTCCTGGCGCCACTCGTCGGGCAGGTCGGAGAAATCCACGACGGTGGACGCTTGGATGCCACCGCCGAGTACGAGCATCTGCTTTTCGGTCGCAAGGCGATCGTGCCAGAGCTGGGTTTCGGCCATGGCCTTGTCCCACGACCAGCGCTCGTTGCCGGGGTTGGAGACGAGGAAGTCGACCACGGCGGCCACTTCGCTTGCCTCGGGCAGATGACGGCTGATCTCACGCGCGGCCCAAGCGAACGGCAGCGAGGCGACCTGAACGCGGCGGTTCTGGACTTCGTGCCATGTGCCGAGCCGGGAAAGCCAGGTGCGTTGCGCGCCAGGCTTGCCGGGGATCGCGAGCGCGAGTGGCGACGGGTCCAAATGCGCAAGGCGGTAAATGGTCGGACGGCAGTTCGGTGAGAGGGCGAAGCCCTGCAGGCGCCGCAGCGGGGTTGGCAATTGGACAGCGGCCATGACGTTGCGCAGGCGCTCGCCGCGTTCGATGGGCCCGCCAACACGCATCGCGACGTAGAGGTGATCGGACCTTGTCGACTGAGCGGCGCCGAGCGCGCACGCCAGTACCGGCGCTTGGGTCAGGTAGTCGATTGCGAGCGGGTGCAGCTTGGCGATGAACTCCGCTTGCGGGTGCAGGCCTTGGTTCGGGAACAGCTTTCGTGCTCGGGTGATGACATCGCGCCGCCAATCGTCAGTGAGCTTCCAATCGGGCATGGGTCTACCTGCGTGGGGCGGCGGGCGCGCGGGAGGCGCTGCCTGCGGAGGATTGGCGGGAGTGGGCGGCGGAGGGCAGCGGGCTGCATTTGGCGGGGCGGCTGACCGGATGGACCGGTACCTTCCGGACAAGGTACCCGCGTGCCGTCAACTCGGCGGCGAGCGCCTCATCCGAGGCTTGCTTCACAGCCGGGTGACAAAGGCGGATGTTGCGCTTCCGCCCCGCGATGCGAGTGATGTAGCCGAAACCTTCGAGAGCGCTGATGATGCGCGCGATCTCGCCAGTGCCACAACCTACCGCCTCGGCGAGTTCGACCGTGTTCGGGCTCGCGCGGCCGGCGGCGATCTCGTCCTCGATAAAGGCGAGCGCCGCGGCTTGCTTCTCGGTCACGCCGACCCGCATCAAAGTGCTCCCGCCAGCTGCGGCTCGGGCCAGTTCCAGAACTGCTGCGAACCGGGCATGGGCACGGGGGCGAGCCACAGTTCGGGGTCGAGCATCGGCCAAGTCCAGACCGCGTGCTTGTCGCGGCTGCTGTCGTTCACGCGGGGCACGCCCAGCTCTTCGGCGATCTCCTCTGCGGCGCGCGGTGCGCCGAGCACGACGGTGCCGACGCCGGCGCCGAGGTGCAGCGGCTCTTCGCTGGGCAACCAGGCGCGATCGAGGATCGGGAGTGCCTTGCCCGCGTCCAGGCATGTCTCGACAACGGCGGGGGGCTGGTTGCGCTTCTCCGGGCCGTCGCGCAGCAGGCAGAAGAGGTCGACTACCTCGGACTGGTCGATCTTGCGCTTGGCGGCATGGATCACGATGCGCTGGCCGATCATGGCCGTGGGCGGGAGCCAGCGGCGGAACTCGTACGGCTTGGCGCCGGCGACGATCAGCGAGGCCCACGGCTGTAGGACGGTGAGCGCCTTCATGCGCCGAGCACCCGATTGGCGAGGAAGTAGAGGTGCGGCAGCAGGATCAGCGCCGCGGCGCCGGACAGGCTGACCGAGCGAAAGCCGATCTCGTGGAAGTGGTAGGCGTCTTCCATGGGGACGCTCCTAGCGGTGGTCGCTCTTCGCGCTGGCGAGCGCGTGGGCGACGATGAAGGGGATGGCGATCAGGGCGGCGATCAGCAGCAGGACGCGCGTGGCGGCCTTGACTGTGATGTCGAGCCGGCGATCGCCCATGGCGCTCGGTGTGCAGCGGCGGCAGCTGCAGGCGATCGAGTGGACGGAGCGGGTGTTGACGCGGCGCATGGTCAGCTCAGGCCCAACGCAGCGCGATAGGTGTCCAGGAGCATGTCCATTTCCTTGCGATCGTCCGGGTTCATCTTCCGGAGACGCACGATCTGGCGCATGATCTTGGTATCGTAGCCGACGGCTCTTGCCTCGGCGTAGACGTCCTTCACGTCGTCGCTGATGCCCTTCTTCTCTTCCTCGAGGCGTTCGACGCGCTCGATCAGCAGGCGGAGGCGATCGTCTGTTGTGGTGGCCATGGGTGGTCCCTTCAGAACATCATGATTTGCGGGTCGGGGTTCGACGTGATCCACTCGGCGCGTTCCAGCCGCGCTGCATCGAGGGCCTGCACCGCTTCGGTGTGCTCGGCCTCGATGGCGCGCAGGCGCTCTGCCGCGCGGCGCACGCGGCGCTCGGCGAGGCGGACAAGCTCCTCGTGGGCATCAAGGGTGGGCAGGAGCGGCACGGGTCAGAGTGCGATCAGATGCCTGGTTTGCGAAAGCAGGCTGGCCGCGCCGAGCAGAACCATCACCGCCAGAAGCATCGGAAACACATGCCGCCCGACGCGCTCGGCGCGGGCGATGCCGGCCAAGCGCTGCGCGTGGCGGCGGTCATCCTCGTCCATGTCGAGCATCTCGGCCGCATCCAGTTGGGAGGCGACGCCGATGCGGGTGGCGAAGGCGCCGGCGGCGTTGTGGTGGCCGGGCAGGTCGATCGCGCAGTCTTCGCAGAAGGCGTAGCCGGTGCCGTCGATGAACTCGATCGACCAGCCCTGCGGCAGCTGCTCGGTCAAGCTGTGCTCGTTGATCTCGCAGCAGGTGCAGATGAATACGCAGGGCTGCAGCGGCATGCTGTCGGAGGTGCTGATCTTGTCGTGACGCATGGGAAAGGCTCCTCGAAAGAAGGCAAAGTTCGGGCGTTCCCGGAAGCGAGCCGGGCTGGGTTCAGTCGGGGGTGAGCGGTCGGCCCGGTGGCTGTCAGGTCACGGGGCCGTCAGGTCAGGTCGGCACGGTGCTGGCGGCCGGCTTGGGAGCCGGACCGTTGTCGTTCGCCGAATCGTCGTTCGCCGCCGCGCCGTGCCACTGGGTGAGCGGCAGGACGTGGAGCGGCTTGGGGAAGCGGCTTGGCTTGATCGCGCGCACGGCCACCATTTCGATGACGAAAGTGTGCCCGCACGCATCGGGATTGCGGCAGTGGTAGTAAAGCTCGCGGAAGAGCGGGCTGCTCTTCCCGTTCGAGCGGCAGAATGCGCGGCCCCCGCAGGCCGGGCAGGTAACGTGTGGCAGCTGGTTCGGACGGCCCGACATCAGTTGTGATCCCCCGTGGCTTCGGCCCTGATCCCATTACCGGGCAGAAGTGCTTTCAGGAGACCGAGCAAGCGCGGGAACAGGACATCCGCCTCCTCTATCTCGACCATGGCGCGGTAGACCTGCGCCGGGGTGGCGCCGGCCTGTGCCGCTTGTAAGACGTGGGCCCAGGCGTCGCCGCATTCGCGCACGATGGTGGACAGATGGTTCAGCAGCTCGACGCGGCACGCGACGGGTTCGGAACACGCCGCCTGGATTTGCCGCTCGTAGCTTTCGAAGATCGGCGCATAGCCGCCGCCGGCCTTAAGAAAGGCCATGTCGAGCGCGAAGCACTTCTCGATCGTGGGGATCGGGCTCTTGTCGCTCTCGGTGTAGTAGCGTGCCTCTCGCACGCTCACGCCGGTGATCTGCCGCACCTGCTCAATGCCGATCAGGTCGGCGATGACCTTGATCGCCGTGGAGAAGGTCATGGGTTCGCGCGGCTTCGTCATGCCCGCCGCGCCTTCCACTCGGTGAAGGCTGCGGCATGCGTCGGACACAGATCCTTGTCCGGTGCGGGCGACGTTGTGCACCGATCGCAAATCGGCTCGGAGCAGGTGCCCGAAGAATGCACGGTCCCTTCCACCATCTTCCAGTCGCAGAGAAGTGTCGCACGCTGGCCGCACCGGCATCGTTGGTGCGCCCGCCGTGGACCGCAGACGATGGCGCGTGTGCCGTTGGGCAAGGTGACGTGCTCGCACGCCATCACGCGGCGTCCCTTGCTTGCGTTCCGGCCTGCGGATTGCAAGCGACGGTTGAATCAGTTTCTTCTACTTCGATCGGCACGCCTGAGGCGGGCAGCGTAGAGGGGTAAAGGTCAGGGCGGAGATGGTGACGGGACACGCCGGTCTCCGCTTCAATGCGAAGGACGTATTCGGCGGGGACCCTCTTGGAGCTTTGCAGCCACTTCCAGACTGCAGGCTGTCCAACGCCGCAAAGGCGCGCCATCGCGGACTGAGAACCTGCGGTTTCGACAGCCAGCTGAAGGGCCTCGAACGGAGTTAAGGCATCGGACATACCCGCTTTATAGACATGTCTATTCCTCGCGCAATAGACATTTCAAGCTATGATCCTATTCCAACGGTTATAGGGTCGAGTCCAATGGGGATGGGCGACCGCATTCGTGATCGGCTTGAGGCACTTACCATGTCTCAGGCGGAGCTTGCCCGTCGTGTCGGGATATCACAGCCAAGCGTAAATCATCTGATCAAGCGCGGTGCTGCCGGCTCCTCTCACCTCCACAAGATTGCGCGCGCTCTCCAGACCACCCCTGCCTATCTGACCGGTGAGACAGACGATCCGAGTGAAGGTGCTCTTCCTGCGCCTACGCCCCAGCTGATCGCCGAGCAGCTCGGGATGACGCTTATCCCCGAGATCGACCTGCACTTCGCCCTCGGCGGAGGTAGCTTCGTCGAAGGGCCGGTGACCACGACGATGGTGCCTTACCGCACCGACTGGCTGAATCGGATCACGCGCGGCCTGCCGGCAGACATTTTCCTGACTCAGGGCGACGGCGATTCGATGATCCCGACGATCCTCGATGGCGACGATGTGATCGTGAACCGCGCGGAGCGCACCATTACGAGGCAGGATAAAATCTGGGCGGTCGGCTACGGCGACTTCGTAGCGATCAAGCGCGTCCGCCGCCTTGCCAACGGCACATACCAGCTGATGAGCGACAATCCCGTCGTCACGCCGATCGAGGCCGTCGAGGACGAACTGCGCGTAATCGGCCGCGTCGTCTGGATCGGGCGGCGCATGTAATGCCGCCGGCGGCGATGTCTCTCGCGGTGGTAGGCGCCAAGCACAAGAATGCCGACGGTTCCGATCGCGAGCTGGAGATCGAGGCGTGCGCGCCCGGCGAGCCGGTCGAGTTGGTGCCCGAGCCGGAAAACGAGCACGATCCGCATGCCATCGCGGTCTTCTCCGAGCGTGGCGTACAGCTGGGCTACATTTCGGCAGAGCGGGCACCCCGCATCGGGAGCTTCATGGCCGAGCACGACATTATCGCGGTGTTCCAGCGCCCGTCCGAGTTCGGTGCCTGGATACGCGCGTCTTTCGATGGCGAGCCGCCGGTGCTGACGCCCGCGATGCTGATCGCAAAGGACGAGGAGCCGCCAAGCTGGGGCGAGCAGCACGGCGAGCCCGACTTCTATCCGGATGAGATTTGGCCTGACGATTGACTATGAGATGGGGGGTAAATTGGGGACGAATTTGAAGGCTGGCGAGCGCGCATGTCCGCGCTGCAAAGAGACCATCAAAGCGGATGCTACAATTTGCAAGCACTGCAAAACTGAATTCTCGGCCGCAGAGATCGAAGCTGCCAAGGCCGAACAGCGCAAAGCTACAAAGTACGGGGCAATCGGTTGCCTTGGGTTAGTATTCTTGTTGGGGTTGTGCACTTACGCTGTCAGCGACAAGACGCCTTCCCCCGCGAAATCTGGCAATCAGGCCGCATCCGATAAGCCCGGGCCGACCGCGAAGGCGGACGCTATTACATTCTACCGCAGCGTCATGGCAGCGATCAGTCCGTGTGATGCCGCCGGGCAGACGGTTGCAACTGCCGGGAAGGCCGGCGATCTGGTCGGGATTTATCGTGCTGCAAGTGCAATGGAGTCGGCCTGTCTCTCAGTTCCCGGAGACATCCGCGCGATCGATGTGCCCGAAAGCGTCGGAGCAGAAGCACGCACGAAGCTGACCCAAACTCGGGAAGTCTGCGAAAACGCTTATGTGCAGCGTTGGTCCGCAGCCGGGAAGATGAAGGAGGTTCTTGACGAGAATGGCGCCATCGGCCGGCAGGCCGAGCTGAAGGACACAATGGAGTTAGTACAAGCCGGAACTCTCGCTTGCGCGACAGGACTCGTTGGGCAGGTCATGAGTTTGGGTGCGACGCAAGCCGATCTTGCAGGAAAGGGCAAATAGCTGTGCCTAATGCGGGGTACTCCGATGTCCGTAGCTGACCAGATATCATTACAGCTGCCATATCTCCGGAGGTTTGCTCGAACTCTGCGGGGGACGCAATCAGCGGGCGACGCGTTGGTTCGAGCATTGCTAGAAACCGCGCTTGCCGACCAGATCTTGCGCGCAGAAATAGCTGAAGATCGAGCCTTATTGTATAAAAATCTGCTGCGCAAAGATATCGAGATGCCAGCTAATCTTGATGTCGCACCTGGGGATAATAGCTTAGATCGAAGCCGGATCGCTCTGTTGCTCACAACAGTTGAGGAGTTTAGCGGGGAAGAGGCAGCGTTAATTCTTGGTGTCGATGAAGAGGAGGTTGAGCGGTTAGTCGCACGGAGCATTGCCGAGATCGAAAATAGATCGCGAACAAGTGTTTTGATTATCGAAGATGAGCCGCTTATTTCTATGCAGCTTGATGGCATTGTTTCCGAACTTGGCCATAAAGTTATCGGAATTGCTGCCACACGTGACCAAGCAGTTTCGATGGCATCAAATGAGCTGCCAGGGCTTGTCATTGCTGACATCGCGTTAGCGGACGGCAGCTCGGGGATCGATGCGGTCAAAGATATCCTAAGCGTAGGCAACGTACCAATTATATTCGTGACCGCTTATCCCGAACGATTACTAACCGAAGAACGTCCGGAACCTACCTACCTTGTCACCAAGCCTTTCCAAGAGTTCACAGTCCGGAACGCAATATCCCAAGCATTATTTGCTCGTACTCTCTCGGCTGAGGAACATGACCGAGAAAGCGAGATTTCTGATAAAGATAATGACGATTATACATCGCTGGAAGCTGCTCGCAGCTCGCGCTCTGCGATCGCGATACGGGAGCTTGCGAGCGCTAATCTGCGTGCTGCTCCAGGACCTCTCGATGCTGATGTTGTCGGCGGACGCTTAACGCTATCCCAATCTGAGCAAGGAAGAGCGACAACTTCACTGGCCAATTTGGAGGTGTTGAGGGAGCTACATGCCGAGACAGCTGATCAACTCCTATCGGATACACTTTCTAATAGTGCGCCACCGGGCGTAAGAAGACGAGTTGCGACGATACGCCGGGCGTTGACACATCCATTTAGCGATGCGTCAGGAACCTCAATAGGTGTGCAGGCCATCGGCCTAAGGAAGGTTGTCGAGGCATCACGGGAAATGCTGCTCGAAGAGCAAATCGGAGATTTGTTCATATTTGCAGATGACCTGCATGATCTGGCTTGGAGATTTCCGAGTTTTCAAGATTTCAGGGCAGGTGCCGAAGAAGTCTCTACCCTCACAGATGAAGGTAGAAGCGCGTTAATTCAGGCGTCTAAGGTTATCGAAGAAGCGCCGGATACATCGGTTGACCCCGCGATTAAGCAAGAACTTTCCGCAATCAGGGAGGATGCTGAAGAGCAGAGAGACAGCTTGGCGGATTTAGCGTTAATACGTTCACTGGGTAATATCTGGCGCAGCATAGGACGCGTAATACAAGCGCGGGTCGATGGCGTTAAATCGCAGGCAATTAAAACGTTTGATGAAGATCTCGGAAAGACCCTTGGTCAAATTCCATCTTATCTTCTTAAAGGCGGGGCACTATTGACCGCCGCTCATTACGTCCCTGGAGAACTGGGAGTTGCAATAGCGGTAGCAGGTGCTTGGACGGCGCTTACCAAAAAGGATAAAGATGACTGAAGGGGATCATGTATGCCCGAGTTCCATTTTTATCTCTGTGCTGAACCCCCCGGCTTTATCTAGCCGGTGGGTCACTTCCGACACTAACCAAGTGGTTGCGTCAATCACGTCCTTAAAACCGATCACCTTCGCGCGCGCCTCGGGGATGAGATCAGCGCGGCCGAGTGCCAGCTTCATGTCGAAGGTGGCGGGTGCCCGCTTGAGCCGATCACGCTCCGCGGTGGCGGCGCGCTCAGCTGAGGCTTTGTCCTGGTGGACCTTGCGCAGCCTCTTCGCGCCGGCCGCGTTGCCGACTGTCACCGTCTGCTTCTTCGCCGCCTTCTTGTCGTGCCAGGTGGCGGTGACGCCCTCCTGACCATCGCGCTTCTGACGCTGCCAATTGTGGCCGTCGCCATCTCGGCGACGGATCGTCAGGCTCGGCATCGGCTCGCCGGTGCTGGTCTGGCCCGCACCCTTTGGCGCGAACACCAGGTGCTTGTCCTTGATGGTGGCGACGGCGTCGTTTTCGCGTCCCAGGCGGCGTAGGAAGGCGATGTCGCTTTCCCGGCTCTGGCTGATCGTTGGCAGGGGGATCGAGGCCTTGGCGGGCGCGATGCGAGCCGTGAGGCCATTGCGGCCGGCGACTTCGTTCAAGACGGCGCCGAGTGTGGTATTCTTCCAGCTTTGCGATCGGCGGTTGCGGATCTCGCTGGTGAAGTCGGCTGCGCGAGCGCGGATGGTGATCTGATCGGGCGGGCCGCTGTGCGAGACATCGTCGACCTTGAAGCTGCCCTTGTCGATCAGGCCCACGGTGACATCGCGGCCCTGCAGCCAGCCCAGTTGAACATGCAGCACCGCGCCCTCGCGCGGGATGGCGACGATGCCCTTGCTGTCGTCGAGCACGATATCCAGCTGGTCGGCTTCGTCGCCGCGCTTCTCCGAGATCGAGAGTGAGATCAGGAGCGGGCGGAGGCGGTCGGTCAAGTCTTGGCCATCAAGGGTGACGCGCCAGTTGGGGACGTTGCTGATCGCCTCGCTCATGCGGAGGCCTGCGGGGTATTGGCGGCGGCGGTGTCGTCCACGCGCAGCAGATCTAGGCCGAAGTCGATCCGCCGCGGCGTTCCGTCCGCCATGAGGTAGGCGTGGCGTTCGTCCAGCGCGGTGATGACGAAGTTGCCGTAGACCGTACCCGAACCATCGACCAGTGGCAGCGCCTCGCCGGCCTCGCCGAGGGCGCGCAGATCGTCGATCGAGACGCGGCCATCGGTCAGCTCTGTGTAGACCGCGCCCGAGAGGCTGATAGTCTCGTCGCCCGGGCCGACGAACTGCGTGGCATCGCGGGCGCCGACGCGGGCGGAGCGGGCATACTGCCAGTCGGTCTTGCGCTGCAGCTCATCGAACGGGAGCGTGCCGATCTCGAAGAGGAACATGCCGAGAGCCATCAGGTGCATGGTCAGTAATCCCGATCAGCGAACTCGCGCCCGCGCTTCTCCCGCTCGTGCTGCTCGATCGCCTTCCTCACCAGATCTGCGATATCCTGCGGCTGAGCTGCCGCGCCTGCATTGATGGTGATGTTGTACGTCGCGCCGCCGGCGCCTCGGGCAGCTGCGCTCGACGTGGCCGAAGGTGACGCGGCCGAGGCCGGCGCCGAGACTGCCATCGCGCCTGCCCCCGCGCCGATCGCGAGGGCGCGGGTCATTTGCCCCGACAGGTCAGTGATGCGCGAGATCGGCCCCGAGGTATTCGCCGCAAGACCCTGATCGAGGCCGGCCATTACGTGGCCACCAATTTCCGCGAACACACGGGACGGAGAGTGAATGTCGAGCAGCTTGCGCACTCCATCGGGCAGCATGTTGCCGATGCGAGTGACGACGCCCCGGAGCTTCGGGAACATAGACATCAAGCCGTTGACCAGTCCCTTGATGGTGTTGATGCCCAGCTGGAAAAGCAGCCGAGGCAGCAGCATCAATCCATTCCAGAAAATCCACTTCATTGCGGTCCATAGCGCCCCGACAATCGTCGGTAGGGCGCCTATGACTGCTTTGATCGCAACCCAAAGCGCCCCGATCAGGAGGCCGCCCAATTCGAGATTGAGCTTAATCAGCCCCCAAATGCCTTCGTCGAACGCGGCCTTGATCCTGTTCCAGATGCTCGTAAAAAAGCCGACGACGGCGCCCCAATTGTCGTAGATAAGGTAGGCCGCAGCGGCGACGGCTGCGATGGCCGCGACGATGAGCAGAAGAGGGCCGAGCGCGATGCCGAGAGGCGCAGCCGCCGCTGTCAGCGCCGCGAAAGCAAGCGCCATGCCGCCCAGGAGGATCAGCAGCGCCGACCCGGCCGCGAGGAAGATCATGATCCCCTTGGCGAGCATCGGATGTTCGTGCGCCCACCCACGCATCGCGCCGGCCGCTTCCCTCACGTAGCCGGACACCGCGACAACCGTGGGCAGCAGGAATTGCCCCATCGTGATATTCAGGGCGGACAGTCCGTTCGTGGCGAGACCGGTGGCGCCTTCGGTGGTCGCCGTGGCCGCCAGATACTCCTTCTGCATCGAGCCGGCGTATTGGCTGCTGTCGCCGACCAGGGCGAAGTTCTTCTTGAGCTGATCGAGGCTGGTCAGCATCGGCGCGATGGCGGCCACGCTCTCGGACCCGAAGAGATCGGTCAGCACGCCCGCCTGCGCCTCTTTGGGCAGGGCCTTGAGCCGCTCCATAACCGTGAGGATCGCGCCGCCGGCGTCCTTCTGCATGTCCTTCGACATCTGCACGGCATCTAGGCCAAGCTTTTCGAACGCCTGGCTCTGGCTCTTCGTCGCGGCTTCGCCCTTCGTCAGAGCGAGCATCATGTTCTTGATGCCAGTGGCGCCGATCTCGGATTCCACGCCAACGCTGGACAGCACCTGCGCCATGGACGCGATCTCGGACGCGGCGAGACCACCCACCTTGCCGAGCGGACCGATACGCGTGACCATCTCCGAGACGCCGGCGACATTGCCGCCATAGGCATTGGTGAGCGCGTTGACCTGGTCGGCAAGTGCGACGACGTCGTTCTGGCCGAGGCCGAAAGCCGTGCGCCACTTGGCCATCATCTCGCCGGCGTCTTCGGCGCTCGTATCGAACGCAACGCCCATCTTCGCCGCGTCCTCGGCGAACCGGAGCAGCTCCTGCCGGGGCACGTTGGCGCGGCCGGCGGCAGCGACGATCTGGGCGATACCCTCGGCCGCCATGGGCACGCGGGCGCTGATGTCCAGGATATCGTCGGACATCTTCTGGAAGGCTTCGGGCGTGTCGAAGTTCACCACCTTGCGCACGTCTGCCATGGCGGACTCGAGCGTCATGGCCTGCTTGGTGGCGAGCGCGATCGGCGCGCCGGCGGCGGTTCCCGCGGCGATCATCCCGAGGCCGGCGTTGCTAGCCTTGCCGCTGATGTCTGATAGCTTCTGCGAGTTTGCGTTCGCGCGATTGACCTTCTCGAGGTGCGCAGTCTGCTGGCGCAGCGCCTGGTTGGCGTGGCCTACTCGCTCGGCGAGCCGATCCTCGTGACGGGCGAGATCGGCAACGTCGATGCCGGCGGCGGAGAGCTTAGCGGAGAGCTGCTGGAGATCGGCGCCCTCTGCGTCGAGCTTGGCACCGAGCATGGCCGCCTGCCGTTCCGCACGCTCGAACTCGGTGCGAAGCTTCTTTGTCGGCTTTTCGGTCGCCGCGAGATCGGCCCGCAGCTTGGCGAGCTGTGCCTGTTGCTGCTCGTAGGCGCGGGTGTCGGCGGCGAAGCGGGATTCCTTCGCCTTGTAGTTACCAACCTGTTTCTGCAGCGCGTTGAGGTGCTTCAGCTCCTCACCCGTCTTGGCCAGATCCTTGCGCGCGGCGGAAGACGCGCCCGTGATCGACTTCAAGGGTGCGGTCAGCTTGTCGAGGCCCTGCAGGATGACCTGCAGGCGAAGGTTCTTGTCCGCCATCAGCGCTTGCCTTTCTTCTCAGGTGGCTGCGAGCGGCGCGCCGCCTGTGCGCGCCAGCCCATGAGTTCGGAGACGTCCATCTCGTCCATCGCGGCGGGCTGCCAGTGGAAGACCACCGCCAGATCCGCCATCGCGTCGTCTACGACGCGAGGACAGCCGTGCGCTGCGACTTCTGCAGCAAAAAACTTCCGATCTCCGCGCCGCAGGCGAGCAGGTCGGCCGGATCGAGGTTCTCGGCTTCGGCCTGGGTGATGGTCGGCATGGTAATGCGCGGCAGCACTTTGATGAGAGCGTCTGTCTTCAACTGGCCGAGGTCGACCAAGTTGAGGCTGCGCAACTCGCCCGCTTTGGGCTTGCGGATCTTGAGCTGTTCGATCTTCTGCTCGCCGCGCTCGATCGGCGTGTCGAGGTCCACGGTGCGGAACTCTGCGGGGGCGCTCATCGTGATGGTCTCCGAGTGTCAGGAAGGTGGTGAGCCGGCGCGAAGCCGGACCCGGATCAGAAGATGCCGATACGGGCGCGACGCTCGGCCAGGCGATCCACGCCGTTCGACACCGAAATCATGTTGAGGGGATCTTCCTCGATCTCGGTTTTGCCGTTCCAAACGAGCTTGTAGTAGGCAACCGCCATGGTGACCTTGAACTCGGACACCTCGCCGGTTTCCTGGTCGCCCATCTCGATCTCGCTGAAGCGCCCGCGCACGATCACCTCGATCGTGTCGATGCTCGCGCTGTCGTCGGCCTGGTAGTTGCCGACGAAGCGCATGTAGACGCCATCGACGGTGGGCGTGCCCCACTGTCGCAGCACGTCGCGCATGGGGCCGCCGCAAGTGAAGGACATTTCCATAGCCTCCAGGCCCATGTCCATCTGCAGCTCGCCGCTCATCCCTGCGCCGCGATTGCCCTCCATCTTGCGGGAGAGCGTGGGTAGCGTGACGGTCTTGGCATCGCCTTGGTAGGCGAAGCCTTCGTTGAACAGCATCATGTCCTTGAGGGTGCGGGGCATTCCCATGGCGGGCTCCTAGGATCGAGAGAAAGGGTGCGCGGCCAGCGCCGTTCGGTTGCGTCAGACCGTTTCGGTCAGCTGGCTCGCGAAGTCCGCGAAGTAGACGTCCGTGATGCGCTGGTTGAAGCCGAGGTCTTCGAGCGGCGGCGGCACGGTGTAATCGTAGTCGATGCGCAGCTTGCCGGCCTTGAGGCTGGCGGTGCTGTTGTTCGCTTCGTCGAACCAGCAGTTTGCACCAAGGACCACGCCGCCCTTCTTCAGCTGGCGGAACAGGCCGTTGATCGTCTCGATGATGTCCTTGGCGAGACCGGGCGTCAGTGGCTTGTCGATCGCCCAGAGCATGCCCTGCGCGACGGTGTCGGCAATCAGCTGGCCTACACGCACGGTGCTCTCGAAGGCGAACTCGCTCTCCGCCTCGGCGCAAGTACGGTTGCCCCAGAAACGGAAGCCGCTGTCGGTGCGGACCAGCGCCGTGATTTCGTGAGCATTGAGCACGGCGGCCTCGCTCGACTGGTCCTCGAGATCCCAGTGGATGTCCTTGGTGAGACCAACGACGCCGGCGACCGGGATGTTGGACAGCGTCTTGTGCGGGCCGGTCTGCGTGTCGATCAAGGCGCGAAGGCCCATGGCGTGCGCCGCGGCGTAGCTGGTGACGTTCGCCTTCGTCGCGGCGTCGAAGGCGACGAAGTCGGGCATGAGCAGCATCAGTTCGCGCTGCGCGAAGTTGGCGCGGTAGGCCTGCGCCGTAGCGGCGGTGTCGCCGATCGCGCGGGCGTAGGCGAAGGCGCGCAGCTTCGCCGCAACGACGGCGAGCGCGGTGGTGACCGCCTGCGTTTCGAGACCGGGCGTGCCCAGGATCTTCGGCTTGACGCCGAGCTGCGCCTGGGCGGCGAGTAGGGCCTGCATGCCGGTCTTCATGCCGTCCGCGCCCGTGGTGCCGATGACGTTGGCGGCAAGCTCGGCCGCGTCGTCGCCTTCATCGACTCGGACCACGACGATGATCGGCCGTGTCTTGTCGGCGATGGCGCGCAGCGAGCGGGCGAGGGTGCCCTCGACGCCGGCCTTGCCGATCGCCGCTTCCACGTCGGTCACCAGAGCGGGGCGATCGAGCGGGAACGCGGCGGCATCGGCATCGGCGGCGGTGGCGACCAGGCCGATGATGGCGGTGGAGACGGCCGTCAGGGTGCGCGCGCCCTCGGTGATCTCGGTGATGGTGATTCCGTGCTTGAAGGCCATGGGCGGCTCCTGAGGTCAGAGAGGCAGAGGAAGGGCGAGGCGCGTGCGGGCGTTTACCGGCGCGACGTCGATGCGGACGGCATCGATCACGAGCATGGCGGAGCCGGGCCGATCGCCGGCGGCGATGCCTACGCGGCGCAGGCGGATGCGGTTTTCCCAGCGGGAGAGCGCGAGGGCGGTGGCGGCGTAGACGCGCAGGATGTTGGCGCGCGTCATGGGCTGGTCGATCAGTTCGGGCAGAAGCGAGCCGTACTCGCGCCGGCCGACGCGCGTGCCGATCATGGTGCCGAGGATGTCGCGCACAGATTGCGTGATGTGCTCCAAGCCGTCGAGCGCGGTGCCGCTGGTGCGGGACATGCCGGGCATCAGGCGGGCTTTCCGGTTTGCGCGGCGCCGGCCTGGACACCGGTGTGCTTGTGATCCTTGAGGCTGATGCCGCCGGCGAGCACGTCATCGGACGCGGTGAGTTTTCCAGTCACGGCGATGTCGCCGTTCCAGGCAGTGCCGCCGGGCGCGTCGACCGCCAGGGTGCCGCCGGCGGGCAGGCTCAGCGTGAGCGCGTGGGTGCCGTGGTTGTAGGCGATGATCGCGCCATCGGGGAACTCGAGGTGCACGACATCGGGGTCGGTCGAGGGCGGCGGGTTGGCGTCGGACCAGATGCCGGGCAGGACCAGGCCGTTGGCGAGGTCACCTTCGGGGCATGCGACCAGGCACTGTTCGCCGATGCTGGGCGGCGACCATATCCTGACGTCACCGGCGCGCGGGGCGAGCCAATGCAGGTCGCCGGTGACCAGATCGCCGATCTCGACGGTGCAAGTGCCCTCGCCATAGTCGACCGATGTGATCGTGCCGAGTTGGAGCACTTCGCCGGTGATCTGTTCGGGGTCGGTTCTTCGCGCCATCGTGCGACCATGGCGCGAGCCGAGACACCGCGCGCGGGTATGCATTTGGACGGGCAGCTATCCAAATGCAGCCAATTATGTTCATTCTATGCGCGACCAGCTAGATCGAACGCGATGTCGGAGCATTCGACGGGCTAATTTCGCGCCTTTGCCAGCGAGAGCAAACGTGGAGAGCACCTGAGGTAATAGAGAAAATATGGATCAACGATGTCGAGGACGTCATCGCTCCACTCGATAATCTGTGCTCCCGGCTCTAGTTCTTGAGCAATCGTTGGCATTTGCTCGAGCGCTGAGGCAACGCTGGAGCCAGGTGGAACAGCGTCAATGCAGACAGACCTCGTACGTTCGTAAATTTCGGCATAGGGGAAGCTGAGACGAGGTGGGTTCTCGCGTAAAGCCAGCAAGATGCAGCGATATACATCGCCCTGAGTCCCGTCAGTGAACTGGAACTGGTTGCGTACGCTGCCACGCTGTTTCGGTCCCTCATGGAGGCCTTCGAGCAGCGACGAAAAGTCAGTTGTAGTCGAAGCTTGTTCGAAGATCCGGTCAAGATCAGCGTTTGTTGCTGGAACGCGACGAACTACCGGTTCCGCTTCGTCGATCCCGAGCCGTAAGCAAGCCTGCAGGCAGATCTGCTGCATAAGTTGAGGGGATCCGAAAGCTTCGTTGGCCATCCTGTTGAGTGCCTCGTCTGGCAGGATCACCCCGAGTGTCGCAAAGCCAAGCTCCGCTATCCGTTTCGTTTCAGCCTCGTTCCAATATGCGAAGTCTATCCCTTGCACGCGCCCGCGAAGCTCTGCGTTCCCGCGGACAACATCGTCTGCTCGGTGGGGCACACTCGCAGTGCAGATGTTAATATGTCTCTCGGCAGCCTCCTTAATTTGCCGACCCACAGCGACTTGCACGTCTTTTGGCATGTAATGATAGTCATCAATGAAAACTACGAAGTCGCTTCCTCCAATCTCCTTGACGACTTGGTCAATCCCTCCGCGTTCAAACACGCGTTCATTACCACGTTCATATTCATACTTGGCTTTGCCTTCGACCTCGGCCTGCGCTCTTGCGAGAAGCCAATTGGCACCTCCGCTGACTTTTCCACCGCCTTCACCGCCAACGGTATGGCTGGAAATAACTGAAGTTGAACTCGGTGCCTCCATCCAGTTCAGAACGCGTTCCCAAAGATGACCTGCATCGGTAATGGCCGCTCCCGACACGGTGATAAGATTGTTCTGATCGATAACCTTGCGAATAAGCACTGTTTTGCCAGATTTAGATGGCCCTGACAGTGATGCAATCATGCCTGGGGTCCGAATGGCGTTTCGTAACTGCTCTTCCAAGCTACGATCGCCACGTTCGACGTACGTATGCGTGGGAACGCCAGTTGGGGTGAAAACATCGAAGGATCTCATGGCTCGCAGAGTGCAGATTTTACCGATTCAAACAAGCTCCTTTGATGCGCGGAACTTCTTCAACTGGCGCCCCCGCGACGGACATTACAGGTCGTTTGCAGGCAGCGGGAAGTTGCTGATGAGCACCTCGCCAGCTGCGCGTGCCTTTGAGCCGATTGTGTAAGTGGTAGCGATCGGCGCAACGATGAAGCAGCCGAAGGTCTCTCGCACCCCATCGTTGTCGTTAAGCGACATCAGGAACTTACCCTTGATGCCCGCGAGCTGCTCGGCGAGCTGGGCGAAGTCCGTGCGGCTGAAGACGCCGGGGCCATAGTCGGCCTCGCATGCCCAGTAGGGCGGATCGAGGTAGAGCAGCGCGCCTTCGCGATCGTAGCGGCGGATGAAGTCGGCGTAAGGCAGGCGCTCGATTACGACCGCCTGAAGGCGATCGTGGATCTCCGCGAGCATCGGCTCCAGCTTGCCCACGTCGAAACGCGCCGGTGCGGATGCGTCCACGCCGAAGTTGCGGCCGGAGACCTTGCCGCCAAACGCCAGGCGCTGGACGTAGAGGAAGCGCACGGCGCGCTGCAGGTCGGTGAGGCGATCGGGATCGAGGCCGAGCAGCCGTTCGAACTCGGCCCGGCTTGCGACGCGGAAGCGCAGCATGTCGACCAAGTACGGGTAGTGCTCGGCCAGACAGCGGAAGAGCGTGACGACGTCGCCCGAGATGTCGTTGATCGCCTCAGCGCGAGGCCGGCGGCTGCGACGCAGGAAGATGCCGCCCATGCCCACGAAGGGCTCGGCATAGCTGCTGTGCGGCGTCGCATCGATGATGGCGCAGATGCGCTTGGCCAGATTGCGCTTGCCGCCGATGTAACCGGCGGCGGGAGAGACCGGGCGCACGGGTGCGAGATCGGTCGGAACAAAAGCGGTAGACATGTAGGATTTCCTGCAAGAAATGACCCGACGCGGCACGCCGTGAAGGGGAACTCGATAGGCAGGCGCGCTGCCCTGAGGGTGCGAGTTCAGGCTCGCGGCTTTTGGATGTGGGGACATCCGAAGTCCCCCTTCTTACAGGGGGTGAGACGCGGCGAGAAGGTCGTGCCGCCGCCTCGAGATCAATTGAACGTCAGGCTCGTCCCGCCGTTTGCGGCAGCGGAGGCAGTGATACACGCATGGACTCGCGTCCAGTCGTCACCGGGAGCGGTATTCATGTCGATCCGTCCGGGCTCTGCGCGGCCTCGGCCGCAGCGATCAGGCTGAATGAAAGCTCGCGCTCGAGCGCTTGGACCCGATCGAGCTGGACCCGCATGTCTTGCAGGTCGCCGCCGGGTACCTCGCGGAAGGCGATGACGGCCTGCTCGAGCTTGTTCGCCGCCGCCGCAATTTGTGATGTGATGGAAGCCATGTCGTTCCTCAAAGGTGGTTGGTCAAAACCTTGGTGACCGTGTCTGCGATCAGGCGCGACATCGGCACGTCCGGGTGCCGCATGTCGGCCGTGAGCCATCCGGTGTACGTGCCGGGCGCGCCGAAGATCTGCTGGAAGTCGATGACGGCTGCGCCGAATTGGTCAGCGACGGGGTAGATCGCCTCCATGTAAGCAGGTTGCCCATAGGTCCGGCCGCTCTCCACCGTCTCCGGCGGCATCATGAGCAGGATATCGGGTGCAGGCGTCGCACCGACCGCAGCTGCCGGTCCGCTCGGAATAGCCGCGCGGATGTTGGTGAGCAGCGTGGTCGCGTCAGCCGCGAATTGCGTCGGGGTGCGGTTGGCCGAGCGATCGTTCGTCAGCAACATGAAGGAGACGAGATCCGGGGCCAGGCGGGCCAGCCCTGTTCTCCAGTCTGCGCCGCGGGCGGCCCACTGCTGCAGTCGAGAGCCTGAACCGGCACACTTGCTCACGCGGATGCCGCGTTGAGAGTTGGTGCCCAGGATTCCGGCGATCTGCCAGGCCCCGGCGACCAGTTCAACTTCGAGAGTCCAGGCGCCGCTCGCGGGCTTTCCAGTCAGCAAGGAACCGAACTGCAGGCCTGCGCCCTGCACATTCTGCGCGGTCCAAGCACCGCCGTTCCAACGATAGCGTGTGACCCCATCGGCAGTGCCGAGCCACCATTGCTCGATAGCCTCGACCAGCGCGGCGTCAGGGCCGGTGAAGGTGTACTTGGAGCCGACCGTCGTTGTGTAAGCCGACGCAAGGTCCGGCGTGTCGACACCGTTGTAATAGACCCCATCCGTGTCAACCCAAGTGCCCGATCGGGTCACGGTGTAGAGGCTGTCGCGTGCGTTCCCGTTCTTGCCGGAGCCGTTGTAGTAGCCGGCACCGGTCCACCCGAAGCCGGCATCACCCGCATAGGGAAGTGAGAAGAGATCAGCGGCAGAGACGCCGCTGTAGCGTGCCGGCACGTGAGTCCAGCTGTCGCCCTCCTGCACCCAGTGGAACTGGATCGTGGGGTCGTTGCGCTGGATCATTGCAAGCGCGCTGTGCGTACGTCGCAGCCGCTCACCCCCGTAGATACCCTTCTTGGGCAAGCCCGAGGTGTAGAGGTAGCGGTTCACCTGGGCAGGCAGATCGGCATAGACCGGAGGGAAGGCGACCGGGTCAAGGTAGCTCTTGCCGTACGCTTCGAACGAGGTGACCGCGGCTCCCTTCTCGAACTGGAAGGTTGAGACGTTCGCCGCCGCCACGGTCAAACGCGCGAAGGCCGCATTCGCAGGAGCGGTGACGATCGCGCCATCGGCCGTCGACTGACCCGAGATGAAGGCCTTCGCAGCGGTGAACCAAGCCATCTGGTTGGAGTAGTTGCGTGCGTATTGCTGGCCCGCTTGGACGGGAATGTAGCCGGTGGCGGTGTAAGCGGCGTTGGCCGATAGACCGCCTCCCGCCGAGCTGACGAAATAGCCCGGTGAGACCCCAGCATCGTTGGGGTTGAACAGGTTCTTGCCAGAAAGCTTGAAGCTCACCTTGGCAAGCGTGACCGAGTCGTCGGGAACGACCGCCTGCACCGGCTCGACCGGCGGGAGGTAGGCCGGGTCGAGGATCAGTTTGTACGCCTCGTAGGCCGTGGGGGCCGAACCCTTCTCGAACTGGAAGGCCGGAAGAGCGGCGGTCGAAACGCTCAGACGGGCATAAGCCGCGTTTGCAGGGGCAGTGACGGTCGCACCGTCTCCCCCAACCTGTCCGGAGATGTAGGCCTTCGCCGCCGTGAACCATGCCATCTGGTTGGCGAAGCTGCGCGAGTAGGTTTGCCCCGCGACCACGGGAATATAGCCGGTCGCGATGTAATTGGCGTTCGCGGCCAAGCCGCCGCCGGCAGAGCTGACGAAGTAGCCGGCGGCGACATCGGGATCATTCGGGTTGAACAGGTTCTTGCCGGGCGTGACGAAGGTGGTCTTGGCCAGCGTCACGCTGCTGTCGGGCAGGACGACAGGCGGGAGGACGGCGGCGTCGATGACGAAGCCGAAGGGGACGTAGCTGGTCGGCGCCGCCCCCAGCTCGAACTGGAAGGTCGCCCAGGAGCCTGTCGCGACGGATAGCCGAGCGTACGCGGCGCCGGCGGGAGCAACGATGGTCAGTCCATCGGCCGTGGCGATCGGCGCGAGGAAGGCCTTGGCCGCGCTGAGCCAGGCGCCCTGGTTGGCGGAGCTGCGCGAGTAGGTCTGGCCTGCGACCACGGCCATGAAGCCGGTCGCGTTGTAGGCGGCATTCGCCGCCACCGCGCCGCTGGCAGAACTGACGTAGTTGCCGAGCACGACATCGGCGTCGGCCGGGTTGAACAGGTTCTTGCCCGGCGCGGCGAACGTCGTCTTCGCGAGGCTCAGCGAACGATCGGCAAGTATGCTTGCGGGCGTGTTCGCGAGCGCGGCCGGCTTGATGCGATTGCCGTACGCCTCGTACGCGGTTGCGGCACCACCGAATTCAACCTGAAAGGTCGCGGTGCCGCCCGCCGGGACGGTGAACCGGGCGTAAGCGGCATTAGCAGGCGTGACGAACGTCGCTTCGTTGGTCAGCCCGGATATGAAGACCTTGCCCGCGTCGTAGAACGCCATCTGATTGGCGAAGCTGCGGGTGTATTGCGTACTCGCCGCCACTGGCACGAAGTCCGTGGCGATGTACGCGGCGTTCGCGGTCGGCACGCCGTTGCTCGCGCTGATGAAGAAGCCAGGCTGTACGCCTGCCGAGTTCATGTTCACGAGGTTCTTGCCGAGCGTGGCGATGTCGCTCGCCGCAGTGGCGGCAGCATCGATCTTCTTGCGCTCTGCAAGGCTCACGAACTGGAGATCGGTAGACACCTCCACATCGCCCGCATCGACCACCTTGAAGCTGCCGAGCGGCTTGATCTTGTCGACGGCACCGATCGTCATGCGAGAACCTCGAGAGTGACCGAGGCGCCGGCCGCGAGCCGGGCGCCGAGGCGGAAGTGATTGTAGGATGCGACGACGCCGAAGGCGTTGGTGTGATCCCGGGTGGTCTTCACCGGGGCGACCGGCAGGCCGTTGGCCTTGAAGGTCGAGGGATCGGGCAGGCTGGCGGGCTGCGAGTACCAGAGATAGCCGTCCGCGCCTGCCACCAGGTTGAGCGTGCGGGCAACGCCGCTGGCAAACCAACTCGCGGCCATGCCGTTCACGTCGGCCGCTGTGAGGGTCGCCGCATCGGACTTGTCGACGAAGCCGGCGTGGCCCTTGTTGAGGAAGGTGATCGTCGCCGGCTTGGTGTCCGTCGCCGGTCCACCGGGCGCGGCGGCGTCGGTCACCGTCCACTGGAACTGCGTCGTCGCCGTCACATTCGGGACAGCAAAGGCGCGGGCCGTGGCGGGGTTGGGCACGGGCGTGCCGTTCACCGTCTGGCCGGTCGGGTCTTTCGTGAGGACCACGGCAAGGTTTGCGGTCACAGTTGCGCCGATCTCCGCCTGCGAGGGCGCAACGGTCAGGCTCGTGATCTTCATGCCCGGGTACTCGATCGAAGAGATGATCTCGGCGAGGCTGCGACCATCGATCATGATGGCCTCGGCCGCGCCGGGAGCCGCCAGGATGTCGAGCACGCTGGCGTTGCGCACTTCGCCATCCTGCACGACGATCAGCAGCTCGGCGCCGGCAATGGCGTCTGCCACGGGGAGAGCGTCTGCCTTGGCCATCAGGTGGCGCTCCCTCGTTTGCGCCGGGCGGCTTTCAAAGCGGCGATCTCTGCACCTTGCGCGCGCACGATCAGGACCAGTTCCTGAAAGGCGGCATGAAGGTCTGGCACGACCTTGCCCGGATCGACATTCTGGTACTCGGGCACGATGTCGGTGCGGGTGACCGGATCTGTCGCTGGCTCGATGATCGCACCCGTCGCGTCGAACAGTGCGCGCCTGCCGGGCGAGATCACGGTCTCGACCTGTCGCACCGCGTCCTTCTCGCCGGTGACGGCGTGGGGCACATGCTGCGCAAGATCGTGGGCGATGTAGGCGGTGGAGCGCCGTTCGGTACCGACCCAGCGGACGTCCCAAAGGTTGATCGCCATGATGCGATCGAGCGCGCCCGTCACCGGCTGCAGATCTTCCTTCAAGCGATGGTCCGAGTTCGAACCGTACGTCGTGCCGAAGTCGTTGACGGTGATCCCGCCCTTGTTTTGAACGACGCCCAGGACCTGCCGCAGGAACTCGATTGCGGTGTAGTCATTGGTGTCCATCGTCGTGAGCGAGACGCCGCCTGGCGCGCCTGCCCAGACGCGCAGATTGCCCAAGCCCGCGATGGTCGACTGATTGGCGAACTGTCGCGTGCCTTTCAGGTGAAGCTCGCCCGTCTCGCCGAAGAGGCCGCGCTCCCATCCATTCGCGTGGAAGGCAATCGTCCCGCGGTCGTTGTAGATGAGGCTGACCGGATAGCCTGCGAGCTGCGATTCCATACGCAGATCCGCGCCGCCACGGATGGTCAGGTCTCCGCCGACGCCAAGCGGGCCGGTGAATTCGTTTCCGATCCAGGCGGTGCTCCCCCCTGCGCAGAACCCGCCTGCGCCTCGCCAGTCGAATTTGCCGGCGGCGTCGATGACGGCAAAACCCCACTCGGCTGCGAGATCGTGGCTGGTCACCTGCAGGTAGGCATTGCCCGAGACCGCGTTTCCGCGAAGGCGAAGTCCGCCAGTCGAGCCATTGTTCGGCGTCATCACGTCGGTCGCGCCGAGCATGATGTCTTCCCGGAAGAGCCAGGTGGTGACGGCCTCTTTGCCGGTGGCCGGCGTGAGCGCGCGTGCTTCGTCCTCGCCGAGCAGCGCCTCGGCCTCGGTCGCAAGCTCGACCACGCCGGCGGTCTCGGTCGTTGCAGGGGGATTGGCGAAGATCGGATTGCCGAAGGTGATGCTGCCGGCGATGTCGGCGTTGAAGACGACATCGACCGCGATCAGCGCGAAGGCGGAGCTGGCCTTGGTCAGCACGATCTCACTCGCGCTGTACGCCGCGAACAAGGTGCCGTCGTCGAGATAGAGGCCGAGGCCAGATGCTTCCCAGATGTCGGCGGAAGTATCGTAGGCGGTGAGATGAGCGACGTTCGGCGCCGGCGCGACACCGGCGGCGGTGCCCACGCGCTTGAACTCGCCGGGTAGGGCGGTGAGCGTGGGCGCGGGATCGAACGGCGTGGCGGTGAAGCCAAGCTCCGCGATTACGGTGTTGGCGCTGCCGCCGGCAGACTGCAGCGCGGCAAGGCCGGCATCGGTGAGTTGCAGGACGATGTCGGTCACAGGCTGGTCTCCAGCACGTCGGTGCCGTCAGGCAGGTAGATCGGCTCGCCGTTTTCGGTCTGCAGCACGGTCGACCAGTCGCGGCTCGTGTCGTGGATGGCGGCATGGCGCGTGCGCCACATCGTGCCGACCTGCGCGCCTGCAGGGACCATCGCCTGAGCGAGCGCCTCGGTGACCAGCACGAAATCGAAGTGGCTGCGCAGCGGCTTGGCTGCGGCGATGTCGCTGACGATCGCGTCCGTGGTCTCAACGGTCAGGAACTCGGCACCGATGGCGTAGGGCGCGCGTACCTCGAAGGTGTGCGGCGGGCGGGGCGGGGTGGCTTGCCACCATTCGACGAGTTGCAGGGCAGGATGATATCGCCCCAGGATCTCTTCGACCGAGCTGCGCGTGCCCTTGCGACGATGGTAGGGGATCGCGTCGGCGACCGCCTCGCGCTTGCGCTGCAGCGTCCACCATGTCTGCCAGTGCGTGATCGCCAGGCCCCAGGCGAGCCATGGCAGGTGGCTTTCAGGACAATTCCAAGCCGACCACACGTCGCGCACGGGCGTGGGCATATCGAGGACGCCGGCGGCGGCCTGCTCGAGCGCGCGCTCGAGCGGCGTGGACGCGGGAGGCAGGACGGTGGGGTAGCTCATTCGCCGGTGCCCAGCGTTCGCGCAGTCACGCCGATGCAGTAAGGCGCCTGGGCGCGACTTACCGGGATGTCCTCGGCCGGCGAGTTGAGGACGATGTTCTGGGCGCCGTCGACGTGCGCGGCGGCGAACAGCGCCGAGCGGGTGACGTCGCGGCCGAGGCGGTGGCTCTCCTCGACGTAGGCGTTGACCCTTGCCAGCGATGCGGCGAGCACCACGCCGGCATCGGGGCCGGTGAAGGTGCGCAGATCGTAGTCGACGGCGTAGGTGATGATCTGCGCCGGCTGCACCGTAACGTAGTCGGTCAGCGGGCGGCGCGTGTCGGCATTGAGATATGCGGTTGCGGCGTCGACCACGGGCTGCGGTGCGGCGCCGTTGCCGCTGCGCGAGAGGATCGTCACGACGACGTGCCCTGGTGTCGGGCTTTCGGCGCTGGCGTCGAGCACGTCGGGATGCGACGTCAGCGCGTGGAACACGTAGGCGCCGATCGGGCCGGCGACCGAGTAGCCTTCGGGTGCGAGGACCATGCGGCGGCGGAACTCGGCATCGCTCTCCATCACGGCCGGCGTGCCCAGCTGTGGGTCCGCCGGGGTGATGACCAGACGCATGATGCCGAAGAGCGCGGCGATGTTGTCGAGATCGGCGCCGACTGCGTAGGCTGGCATGACTGCGCGCGTCGCGTCATTCACGCGCTGGCGCAGGAGCTGGGCGAAGTAGGCGAAGGTCTGCAGCAACTTGGCGACGGGATCGCTATCGCGTTCCTCGTAAGTGATGCCGCGTGCCGCCAGCTCGGCTTTGAAGCGGGCGACCGCGTCGGCGTAGATCGTCTCGAAATCGAGCGTCTCTACAATGTCGGGCGAGGGCAGGCGCGACAGATCGACAGCGGTGAAGGTGACATCGGCCATGCCGGCCATCTCTGGTCAGCACGCGGGCGAGCGCCATGCCCCGGCATTTGGACAGGCAGCCAGCCAAATGGAGCGCGTGATGCCTCGGATGGCCGAGCGCGGGAACCATCGTGTCGCAATCGGAGTAGTACCGGCAAAATCAGTCTGTTCAGACTTCGTACTCGGCCCTCGCGGCGTTTCCCCCCACCCCGCGCACCCTGCAGCGAGGGCCGAGCTTTTCCCTCTCAAACCGCTGATGCGACGTGATCGTAGAGCAGATCGAGCATGCGCTCGCGGTCCGCCGGCGTGGCGCCGAGCAGTTCTCGTTTGGTATAGGTCACCGCCTTCGCTCGCAGCGAGGGGCGATCGCGCAGGCCGTGCTGGTGGACGTCGGCGATCTGCGAGACCTTGCCCGAAAAGCCGACCCAGAAGCTGGCGTCATCGGTGCCGGTCTTCAGGAAGCGCGAGGTGGCGAGGCGACGGAACATGGCGCGCCTGCGCAAGCTTCCGCGCCGGCGCAGCCTGCCGCCGGCGTTGCGGTATTGCTCTGGCACCGGGAGCCACTTGACCACCCTGTCGAACTCGAAGGAGCGGATCGCGCCGGCCTCGATGTCGTAGCCGGTCATCATGCGCCCTGCGCCCCAGGCGAAGCTCTTCATGATGACACGGCGCGGTTCACCGCTGCCGCCCGAAGGATAGAGGAAGCATGCGGCGCCGCGCCCGGTGACCGGCGCCGCCTTCTTCTTGCGTGGCGCGAACGCCGAGCCGTCCGGTTGGCGCTGCGCGGTTATGCGCTCACGCTGCCCTATGGCGAGTTCGCGCGCCATGCGCCGCATGATGGTGCGGCGCTGGCCCGACGACAGGCCGCGCAGGAGTGCGCCGGCTATGCGCTCCAGCTCGGCTAGATCGTCGCTCATGGCGTTGGCGGTATGCCTGGTGTCAGCACGGCGCCGGGATCGCCGCTGGCGATCACCGGTTCGACGTGCGCGAAGCCCTGCAGGAAGGTGACGCCTTCGGCACCCGTGAACGCGTTGGTGAAATCGGGCGCGGGCGGGTGCTCGGTATCGTAGCCGCTGCCGTCAGGGCGAGGCATGACCAGGACTGGCTCGGTCAGGTCGATCGAGATCTCGACATCCGACACGTCGCTGTCGAGCAGCTCTGCCTCGAAGCCGAAGGGCTGGCTGTCCTGGCGCTGCAGCAGCTCGGGCTGCTCCTTCTCGATCCAGGCCAGGACCGGGATGAACAGCCGGTCGGCGTCCCCGGCAAAGTCAGTGACCAGCACCTTGGCGGTGTATTGGTACACGAACGACAGGGTGCGCGACTTGCGCGCGAGAATCTGGCCGCTCTCGATGAAGATCTGCAGTCTTTCGGGCTGCTTTGCGAAATCCTCGATGCAGGCGGTGAGCCAGGTCCGCAGGCTGTCTGCCTTGCGCATCAGCCCCACCCACCGGAGCGTAGCGCGTCCTGGAAGCGCATGGCATAGCCGGCAATGTCCTCGGCGCGATCGGTGCCGTTGATGATACGCCGCGCACTGACGAAGGTCTCGGGCGTGCCTAGGTCGGTGATGTACTGCCCGAGCTTGCGCCCGGTGAAGGCGCCGTCCTGCATGCCCTTGATCAGGATACGCGTGGCGATGTCGGGCTCCAGCGCGCGATCGAAGTTGCGCAGGAGAGAGCCGCCAAGACCGAGGGCCTGGTCCGCCCATTCGTAGTTGAAGTCCCACGTGAGCTGGACGAGGCCGCGCCCGTACTGCGGCTGACCATAGCGGCCCGGCTTGCCGTAGGCCTTGCCACGCCCGAGACCCCACTCGCGGATAGGCGTGAGCTTCGCTTCGTGCCAGGCCGTCGCAAGACCGTAGGCCAGCCATCCGATGGGCCAGGCGGCGGCGCCGGCGGCGGTGAGCAGCGCATTGATCGTGGCGACCTGCGCTTGTGACAAGCCGCCGGTGATCGAGCGGCAGGCGGAGAAGAAGGCGGCCGGATTGGCGTGCGCCCGAGGGCGGATGGTGTGAGCCATAGTCAATCCTTGCCGGGCAGGAAGCGGTTGGCGAAGCGATCGGGAAGGCTCACCAGGATGTCGGTCGCGGACTTGGCGAGCAGCGGCGTGGCGTCGAAGGCGAGCAGGGCGATGGCGAACGCGATCGATTGCGCAACGAAGCCGTTCCAGTCTGTCAGCGCGATGATGGCCAGCGTGGCGTAGTAGCTGACCGTCGAGCCGACGATCCATTGCAGGAAGCGCTGGCGCCAGGTCAGGCCGGTCTTCCAGGCTTGGGCGACGGCCGAGCCGATCAGAGACGGGGCAAGGGAGCCGAGCAGCTCGGCCACGGATTCGAGAAAGTGGCGCGGGTCCATAGGTCAGCTCCAAAGTTGGACGAGGGGCAGCACGCGCGCGGTGCTGGTTTCGGTCGATGCGGGCACGACGACGACGGTGCCGAGCGGGAGGATGGTGCCGACGTCGGCCAAGCCGGGGTTCGCCTCGAGCACGCGCGTGAGGTCGTTCGGGCCGAGCCCGGCCTCGCGCCACAGCAGCTGGTCGAGCTTGTCGCCGGCCTTGGCCGTGAGGCGCTGTTCCGCCGGCATCAGATGAGGTCGACCGTGGTGCGCGACTTGCCCAGCATGTCCCGGATGGCGTGAAGAGCATCGCGGCGCAGCTCGCCGATCGACGGGGTGAGATCGTCGGCCTGGGCGTTGCCGGCGCCGGTCATATCGAAGTCGCGGTGGCGCTCGATCAGCTCGGCCTTGGCGTAGAGGGCGATGGCACGCTGGTAGCGGATGCCGAGGACGCTTTCGCCGTCCAGCTGCGGCGCGGGCACGGTTGCAAGCGTCGTGTAACCGGCGGCGATCGACGCGGCGGCGAAGGCGCGCAGGTCGATCTCGGCGGTCATGATCGCGCCGAGGATGGCGGCGCGGAGCCGCGGCGCCGTGATGTTCGTGGGAACGCGTGCCGCCTCGCGCACAGCTGCAGGCTCGATGTCAGGGAAGAAGCCATCGTTGACGATGGTCGCTTCGCTCGCTGGCGGCTCCTGAGGTGCAGTCTTCGGGGGCAGCGGGACGAAGCTACTCATGCGACGATCAGACGGGCGAGCAGCTGCATGCAGGCGATGCAGCCACCGAAAGCGGGCACGGCAAGGATCAGGCAGACGATCTGCGCCCGGCGTTCGGTCCGCTCCGTTATGGCAACGCCGAGCAAGCTGCAGACGAGTATCGCCGCGAAGGCGAGCGTGGCGAAAGCCAACAGCAACGTCTTGAAGATGAGCCAGGGCATGAGAAGGGCAGCGGTCGCGGCGTTGCTGTCGGGCGAGAACGCGGCGAGGAGCGCAGACGTGAGGAGGGCGATACAGACAAGATTGAGGATGCCACGGATCATGAGCATGCTGCCTTGTGTTCGCGCCGCCGGCTAACAGGGGTGGGGATCGGGTCAGGCGCGGCCCTGCGGCCCGAAGGCCTCCCGCTCTGCGCGATCCGCCCCTGAGCGCCGGGGGCGAGCTTGTCAGGCGGCGCCCTGATCGGGGGCTGTGCCGCCTTGTTCGGTGTTCGTCTCGGCCGCGATCGCGGCGGCCAGGAGCTTGTCGGCGCGCTTGATGCGATCCTTCACGCCGACGCGGTCATTGAGGCGCTGCGCGTTGCGCAGCATGGTGAGCGTGGCTTCCAAGGCTGCCTTGCAGTCGCCGACCGGGAGTTCCTCGGCCGCACGGAGCTGCTCGACACCGATGGCCTTCAGGAGCTTGGCGCGAACTTCGTCGTGCAAGTCGAGATCGGCGGTCAACTCTTCCACCTGCAGGAGCACGTCGACTGGGAAGGCGTCGCCGGCATTCTGCGCCTTGAGCGCGGCATCGGCGATCTCTTCCACGACGATCGTCGCCGCGTCGCGCTGATAGCGTGAAGGCATCGGCACATTGTGGCGCAGGACGAACGGCACGAGATCTAGCGCGCCCGCATAGTCGCCGGTGTCGATCAGCCAGACCATGACGGAGGGCAGCACTTCGGCCTGGATGCCTTCGCCGACGCCGGCATCGGCGGCGATCACGCCTTCGATCCAAGCCTTGTACTCGGGCAGCATCTCGCGCTTGGCCTCGATCTTCTTGTCGATCGAGCGGATTTCCTTGAGGCGCCGCAGGTCATGCGTGAGGCGCAGGACGATCTGAGCGGCGACGCGGTCTTCGGCCGACGTCACCTGCTCGGGCGCCGAGGCGACGATCGTCGCTGCGGCGCGCTCGCGGTAGATCATCGCCGGGGTGTGCTCGACGGGAGCGGGAGTGCTCCCGCCCTCATCGGAGGAAGCGACCGGTTTCGGGTCGGCGGCAGTGGCGGCGCGTGCGGCCATGCGCTCCCGGTGGAGACGTGCGGGCGTCATGTTGTCGTTCCTGCGCGATGAAGGCGGGACGAGGCTTCAGGCTTACGCCTTGGCCCCAAGCTGGATGTTCTCGAGCAGGGCACACTTGCCGTACTCTTCGACCATGAAGGCGTCGTTGATGCTTTCGAAGTTGTCGATCTGATCGAGCGAAGGGTTGTCCTGGATGGCGCGACGGGCGCTGCCGATCTGCCAGTAATAGGACAGGTTCTTGAAGCTGGTGATCAGGATCGAGCCGGCCGGGAAGAACGGCACTTGCGCGGTGGGCTTGCCGCCGAGTTGACGGCTCGACATGATTACGTCGCGCGCTACCTGCTCGGTCGCGGTGTCGCCGGCCTTCTCGACGATCTTGAAGTACTTCTCGTGGACCAGGTCGCTGCCGACGATCACGACCAGGTCGGTCGCGGTGCGGAAGCGCTCGTGCATGAGATTGTGGATCGCATCGAAGACCAGCGCATCGAGGTTCTTGTAATCGGCGGAGCCGGCTTCCGAGACGTAGATCTTGTTGTTGTCGAGCGTGCCGTGCGCCATGCGCCGCGCGGATGCGTACTGGCGGATCTTGTGCAGCCAACCGTAGTTGACGTCCTGCAGCAGCGGGAAGTCCTCGCGATCGGTCTCGACCGCGGCATCGACGCCGTTGAAGCCGATGCACATCACGTCCTCGGCCTTCTGCGCCAGGACCGCGTCGCGCATGAGCTGCTGAAATTCAGGCTGGTGTGCCCAGGCGTCGAGCAGCTCGTACGACCAGGCGTAATCGTAGTCGGTCTTCTTGCAGAAGTACTGGTCGATCTGGTCGGAGCCGGTGACATCGCCGGGCGTGCGCTTGTGGCCGGCGCCGCGGTTCGTGCGGCTCGCCAGCGAGCGGTTGACGCCGACACCAACGCGGCTGCCCTGCTGGTTGACGACCGGCACGACGTTCACGCGCGACATGAAGTCGCTCACTTCGCGAAGCTTCGCCTGCAGGCGCTGCTCGATCGCGGGGGAGACGTTGAACTGCGACAGCTGGCCGGGCGTCGCGGTCAGCTCTTCGGGCAGGTTGTTGAGCCGCGCGATCTGCGAGACGAAAGCGTGGACGAGCAGGCGGGTGGACGTGCGCATGTAGGAAGTCTCCGGTGGATGGCGGGGCGACGGGCGCGATCAGCAGTCGGTCAGGTGCGCGGCATTGCCGCCGCCGCCGGTCGCCAGCTGGCGCGAGAAGCCCTGCGGCTGCTCGGTACTTTCGAGCTTGGTCTTCAGGGTGGCGAATTCCGCTTGCAGCGCGGTAAGACCGTCAGTGGCCGGTTTGACGGCGGCCGCGACTTGTTCGCCAAGCGCGGTGCTGAAGGCAGCAACGTCGAAAGCGTTGTCGTTCGCCGCCTTCGGCTTTGGCTCCTCCTTCGGCTTTTCCTGGTCTGAGCGGCTGAACATGGTGGCCAGGCTTGCGAAGCCGGCCTTGATCGCGTCCGCTACGCCGGCGCCATCCGTCCCAGCTTGCTCCAACACGATGTCGGCCTCGATGGCGGCGGTGAACAGGTTCTTGGGGTTCTGCTTGCGCGCGTCGAACATCGGCTTGAGCGCCGAGAAGTTCAGAGCCTCGGTGCCGAGCGAGGCCGGATTGTCGGTCACGGCCAAGCCGACCAACGCGGCCTTGCCGGTACCGCTGAAATCCTCCGTCACCTCGATCGAAGTGTACTTCTTCTGGTCCCGCTTATTGATCGCGATGAGCTGTTCGTTCGGCTCGATTTGCGCGTAGAGGGCGAGGCGCTTTTCGGTAGTGCCGTCAATGACGATGTCATCGACCTGGCTCTTCACAGCCGTCACGCTGCCGTAGCAGTTGAAGGGCGGCTCGGGGCTGAAGCCCCGAATGTGCTCGCAAGAAATCCGAACCGGATAGGTCTCGGCGTTGAAGGTCGAGACGATGTCCTTGATCCAGGACTCCTCGATCTTGCGACCGTCGCTGGCGGTGAAGCCCACGACAGCGACGCGGAAAAACTTGCTCTTGGCCATGATCGGTCCGGTTCCCCTGGGTGCAGCTGCGGTTCGGCGGTGTTGATGGCCGCAGAAGGGACGCTCGGGCGGTCACTCTCAAGGGCATGCATTTGGACAGCCGCCCGGCCAAATGGAGGGCGGTGCTTGGGGCTTGAGACGCGCGGCATGGTCGCCGGCGATGACCGGTCCCTTCCTTCCGCAGCCGGGCGCGCCGCCACCATCCTGGCAGTTCGACCCGCGCCGTCATGCGCGCAGCCTGTACTGGCGCGGGTGGGGCATCACGCAGATCGCCGGCGAGTTCGCGCTGCACGGTGTCGTCAACGACAAGGGCGCGCCGATTCCGCGCGCGACGATCGAGGCGTGGAAGCAGCGCGACCGCTGGGATGACGCGCCCTCGATCCAGAAGTTGGAAGACGGCCTGGAGATTCGGCTCCTCACGCTGATCGCAAAGGAGAAGAAGACCAGCGGCGACCTGGTCGAAATGGAGGCGCTGAGCCGGCAGATCGAGAGCCTCGCCAAGGTCCGCCGCTACGAGGCGCCCGGCGGCCATGCCGGTGATCTCAACGACAAGGTCGCCAACCGGAACGCCGGCGGGCGCAAGAAGGCGAGGAAGAACCACTTCACGGCCGAGCAGGCGGCCGAGCTGAAGCGCATCTTCCTCGACGGCCTGTACGATTACCAGCACCGCTGGTGGCAGGCGCTGAGCCAGCGCACGCGCATGATCCTGAAGTCGCGCCAGATTGGCGCGACGTACTACTTCGCCTTCGAAGCGCTGATCGACGCGATCGAGACCGGCCGCAACCAGATCTTCCTGTCGGCCTCCAAGGCGCAGGCCCACCAGTTCAAGTCCTACATCGTCAGTTTCGCCAAGCTGGTCGGCGTCGCGCTGACCGGCGATCCGATGCTGATCACGTCGGACCTGCGGCCGGCGGAGGAAGCGGCGGCCGAGCTGCACTTCCTGGGCACCAACTTCCGAACCGCGCAGGGCCGGCACGGCAACTTCTACTTCGACGAGTTCTTTTGGGTCCACAGCTTCGAGGAGTTGAACAAAGTCGCCTCGGGCATGGCGACGCACAAGAAGTGGCGCAAAACCTACTTCTCGACGCCGTCGACCATCGCGCACCCCGCCTATCCGTACTGGACGGGCGAGCGCCGGAATCGCCGGCGCAAGAAGGAAGACCGGATCGAGATCGACGTCAGCCATGACGCGCTTGCGATCGGCAGCGTCGGGCCCGACCGGATCTGGCGCCACATCGTCAACATCCGCGACGCCGAGGCGGGCGGCTGCGATCTTTTCGACATCGAGGAGCTGCAGGACGAGTACGCGCCTGACGAATTCGCCAACCTGTTCCTGTGCGATTTCGTCGACGACACGCTCTCGGCCTTCAAGTTCAACGATATGGTCGCATGCGGGTGCGACAGCCTGGTCGAGTGGACCGACTTCAATGCGGAGGCGGCGCGACCTTACGGCTCTCGTGCGGTGTGGGCCGGCTACGATCCGCAGGAGAGCGAGACGGGCGACAACGCAGCACTGGTGATCGCGGCGCCGCCGATGACCGAGGGCGGCAAGTTCCGCATCCTGGAGCGCCACCAGCTGCGCGGCCTAGATTTCGAGCAGCAGGCCGAGTTCATCAAGGCGGTGCTCAGCCGCTACACCTGCACGTACCTGGGCATCGACGCGAAGGGCGTCGGCGCCGGCGTCTACCAGCTGCTCGCCAAGCCCGGCGCGCTGCCGGGCTGCTCGGTGGCCAAGATCGAGTACTCGCTCGAGCTGAAGGCGCAGATGATCATGAAGGCGCAGAATGTGATCCGCCGCGGTCGCCTGGCCTTCGACAGCATGCTGCTCGACATCGTCTCGGCATTCGTCTCGATCAAGAAGACCCTGACCACCAGCGGGCGCAACGTCACCTTCAAGGCCGGGCGCGGCGGTGAGGACGGGCACGCCGATCTGGCGTGGGCGACCATGCATATTCTGATGAACGAGCCGCTCGACGGCAAAGAGAAGCCGAAGGGCACGATGGAGATTCTCGAATGAGCAGCACCAGCAAGCGCGCGCGCCGCATGAGTCGACGAGAGGCTGCCGCCGCGAGCAAGGGCGCGATCGTCGCGACCAACGACAATCGCAGCTCCGTCCAGGCTTTCACGTTCGGCGATCCGGAGCCGGTGCTCAGCCGCGCGACGATGCTCGACATGCTGGAATGCTGGCACAACAGCCGCTGGTATGAGCCGCCGATCTCGCTCGACGGGCTCGCGCGCGCGTTCCGCGCCTCTCCACATCATTCGAGCGCGATCATCCTGAAGCGCAACATGCTGGCCGCGAGCCTCGACCCGGCATCGCTGATCTCGCGCGGGCAGTTTGCCGGGCTCGTGCAGGACTTCCTCGTCATGGGGAACGGCTATGTGCGCGAGGTGCGCAATCGCCTGGGCGGGCTGATGCGCCTCGAGCACTCGCTGGCCAAGTACACGCGGCGCGGTGTCGAGCCGGGCCGGTTCTGGTGGGTGCCTGGATACAAGAACGAGGTCGAGTTCGATCGAGGCACGGTGCACCAGCTCATGGCGCCCGACGTCAACCAGGAGATATATGGCCTGCCAGAGTACCTTTCGGCGCTGCAGTCGGCATTGCTGAACGAAAACGCGACGCTATTCCGCCGGCGCTACTTCGAGAATGGGAGCCATGCCGGCTACATCCTCTACGCGACCGGGCAATTCGGCGACGGTGACATCGACAAGATGCGCGAGGCGCTCAAGAAATCGAAGGGCCCGGGCAACTTCCGCAACATGTTCGTCCACTCGCCCGAGGGCAAGGATAACGGGATTAAGATCCTGCCGATCGCCGAGGTGGGCGCCAAGGACGAGTTCCTCGGTATCAAGAATACCACGCGCGACGATGTCCTGGCGGCGCACCGCGTGCCGCCGCAGCTGCTCGGCATAGTGCCGGCGAACGCCGGCGGCTTCGGCGATGTGACCAAGGCCACTGATGCGTTCTTCGAGCTGGAGATCGAGCCGTTGCAGTCGGTGTTTCTGGAGTTGAACGACGTGCTCGGCATGGAAGCAATCCGCTTTCGAGAGAGGGCAAAAGCTTCCGCCTGAGGTGCTGAAACCGCGGCCATATTGCCCTTTGGACCGGCTTCGCTGAAGCCCGAGAGTTGCGCGATCAATCTAGAGATCGGTTGCTGCGGAGCGCTTCCTCGGTTGCGGCGGGTGTGGGACCGGTTACTATGCTCACATGATCGAAAAGTGGCTTAGCCTCATATTCGCGACGTTTGTTCTTACAACCTCTGCTTGCGGGCAGGCCTCAACGAACGTTGTTACGAAGACTGAAGATAAGAGCACAGGGCCTCTTCTAGGCAAGGTGCTTTTTTCCCAAGAAAGCATTTCCATCATGCTTTGTGATGGCAAAAGAAGCACGTGTGATATGCCCAATACGCAGGAAGAGATCGAAAGGCGCTATTGCAATCTGACTTTCAGCGAGGATGGTGTCCGAGCGTTCAAGCAATTCCCTATCGTGCGAAGCGACAAAGATGGGATCTTCGGGGCATACTGGATCACAGGAACGGGAAGCCGATCACGCGAGTCAGGGCCCTTCGGTCATCTCGGGAGGTATGGCTGCGAAGTGCGCTTCGATGATGTTAGCGATGTTGACGTCGGGCCGCCGTATTTTTTCGATATTCCGACTCCTGAAGATGCAGAGAGATCGCGAACCTACAAGGCGGCGAAAGAACGCCGCACCGATCGCTAAATCACCCCACAAGCAGCAAGTTGAACTGCGGTAGCGCTGCGGCTCCTCTCGGACGATTACGTAGGCGGAGCCGGCGCGATGATGTAGCTCAACGACCGGCCCGACGTGCCGGTGACGTGTAAGCCGGCGATCGTGTGCCGTCAGCCAACGCCACGTGAGGGAAGGCCTCACGGAAGCGAAGCGCATCGGCGGGCTCAAGAAAGTAAATCGCGTGCGCCGAGCCGCCTATCATCGTGGCACTGGCGCGAGCGAAGTTGCCGGCGCCCAAATTTTCTCGCAGCCAGATCTCGATGCGATCTCCCTCGTGACCCAGGCCATAGTCCGGCACTGCGATCTTGAGGCGGACGGGGGAAGGCCAGGTCATCGGTCTTCGATTGCGGGGTGCTACGGCGACTCATCAGAGTGGAACGTAGAGGGAACGGTGGGGTCGCGCAACATTGTTGCGTCGCGGACCCGCCCCGCCGCGACCCCTCGGCGCGCGCTTTTCCCCCCGCCTCGCCCGCGCACTTTTCGTGTCCCGTTTGATGCATCGTCAACGATCGCCTGTGGTGGCTGGGGTCCTAGGCCGATTGGCCCATTGATCGGGTGTTCCGCTGATGCGTATCGATGCAGCTGGGCGGCTCTGAGCGGCAGCAAACCTACTCACCATCGTGCGGCGCCGGTAGCCGTTCCGCGCCGTCCGAGATGTCCCTCTTTGTGGCGGCGCGAAATGCAGCCGCACCTTGAGATGTTGAGCCGCCAGCGTAGAACTCGTCGGGGTCAAACCTATGGCGTCTGATTATCTCAAGTTCGGCTGCGGAAGCTCGCGCCAACGCTTCGTAACCGTTCTGAAATGCTTCCGCCACTCCAGCATTTACCTTAGGCAAGGCGATTTGTAGCAGCCGATCTAAGGATATCACATTCTTTGCGGTGTAATTGGCGATGGAGTGGACTGCAGAAAGCGAGGTGTGTCCGGAAATGACCCTTGCAACCAAAGCCTCACGGTTAATCCGTTCGCCTCGTCTGCTACCGCTCGGCCCCACATGTGCAACTTCTTCGCTTCGCAACTTCAAGATGCGGTGATGTTCGTCGCGCTGCTCGGGCGTGAACCATCCTGAGGTAGGTAGAGCTCTGCGGACTTTGGCTTGCGGATCGAAAGCTCGGGCATAGAGTATAACTGAGTGCGAGAACAACGCACCAGCCACCAATGCCTCATCGGCCGACTGCGTGCGGTGCTGACCGCCGGGATCAGATTGATCGAAGGCTCTAAGCAGTTCGATCGACGCGTGCGCTCGCTTTAGATCCCGCTCCGCCGTGTCCCACTGAGTAATGCCTCTGAACGCACCGGCTAGCTTCTTCCCCGAAGGGTGCCTATCCAGCTCGATCGCGGCGGCAGTTAGGTCGAAAAGTAGCGGATCGGAGCTGGGTAGAGGCATCACGTACTCGGCATAGCGCTAGGAATGGCTTGCGATCGTACATCTGCGCTTTCCGGTCAAACTGTGGAGGCCAGCCGATAGACGGCAGGTAGTGGCTGGCACGGCCCTTGCTCTTGGCCCCCTGGATACCCCTGGGCGGCGCAGCCGCCCTCGCACGCCGGCTCCGCTGGCGCTCCGCTGAAGGCAGAAACAGGCATCTAGGCATGGGGGACAATACAAATCTGACGCCTGAGGGCGCCCTAGCGCCCTCAGTCCTTTTCCCTTCGTTCTGTAGGGGGGGATTGAAGCGGCTTTTCCAGACTTTCATGAGGGAAAGAGTGGATGCCGAGGCGGGCGTTGTAGGCGTGCTGGGCTACCGCATCGTCAGGGTGGCGGATAGTGGCCCACTGCGACGTTGGGATGTCGCCCATAAGCGCCGTCTCGGCGTTTATGAAGGCTGCCTCTGCGAGCTGGGCATCACGGTGCTTGCGGTTTGTGAACAACTGCTTGGCCTGCGAGAGACCTTTGCCCACGCGGCAGGCAATGCGCTGGGCTCGGTTCGGTACGACGCCTGAGCCCACGCGATCGGGGTGCGCCTCGAGCTTTACGCCGCGCCGTGAGAGGATCTGGCGGATGAGCATTTGCACGCGCGAGGGCAGGCGCGTGATCTCGAAGAAGTACGCATTCGGTGCCGCCTTGACCTTCTGGCCGACTTTATTCCCGGTGGGCTCGCAGCGCCGCACCCAGTCGATCAGTCCGAGGTCGCGCAGTATGTTGAGGTGCTTGTAGACCGTGTCGCGGCAAATGTTGGCCGCTGCGGCGATCATCTCGTAGGTGGCGATGCAGTCGCCCGTCTTGAAGTCGACGAAGTTGAGGACGGCGCCGAGCGTGTTCAGCAGGTTCCACTTGAGAACGCGCCGCTTCTTTGGCGCCGGCGCGCCAGGCTGGGCATCAGCACGAGCCCGCTGCGCGTCGACATAAGCCGCCCGTGCTTCCTTGTTCTCGGTGTCAAACCACGCCTTAGCCGCTTCGACGATTGTTGCGAGGACGATCTTGCCCTGGCGTTCGGTTCCATCGCCGAGCTTCCGGCCGACGTCGGCCCGGCGATCGTCGACGTTGTAGGTTCGCCGCCACAACCTGACTTGCGCCTCGGTACTGGGGACGCTGACAGCGCCTGCCAGCAGCTTGCCGATTGAAGCCGCGCTCATCGTGCGGCCTCCCTGGTCTCGGGGCTTAGGTGCGGCGGCGACAGTTCAAAAGTGTTGCCGGCGAAGGAAGACCCTCGCACAGCAAGTCGGCCCATTCCTGGTTCAAGATGCGCCGCTGTCTCATGTACGCGGCTCGGTTGTAGTGCGCCTCGGTTCCCGCCGGCTTGTGCGCGAGCATGAGATCTATGACAGCCCGGTCGCCAGGCCGCTCCAGGTCGGCCGACCGTTCGTTCATGATCGTGCTGAAGGTGCTGCGCCAACCATGGGGAACGTGCTCCCCCTCGTAGTCGACCATCCGCCGATAGGCGACATTCAGCGCGTTGTCCGAGATCGCTCGATGAGAGAAGCGGGGGGAGGGGAAGAGATAGTGCCGATTTCCGGCGTGTTCCATCGCGGCTTTCACCGTCTGCACGGCCTGCCGGGATAGGGGGATGACGAAGTCGAATGCCTTCTGCTCGCTCTCCGCGAGGTCCAGCTTCATTTTCTCGGCGGGGATGTGCCACCGGGCATCCGGACCATCCAAATCCAAAAACTCTGCCGATTGAGCGAGGCGTAGCGGTCCCGGCCGGGCGGCAGTGAGCGCGAGCAACCGAGACGCCAGCTTCGTTGCGGGCTGTCCGGCCATAGCCTCGAAGTCCAACAAGAACTGCCTGGCCCGCTTGATCTGAAGGATAGCTGGATAGCGCCCCTGCACCTGTGGCTGCAGAATGGCTCCGATAGAAGCGGCAGGATTCATCTCCGCGTCGCCAGCGGCGATTGCCAAGTCGAAGATCGCTTGTATCCGCCACAGCAGTCGGTGAGCTGTATCCACCGCGCCCCGGCTCTGGACCGCATCGATCAGCGGCCGGATGTCCCTGGGCCGTATGCTGGTCAGCTGCAGAGCACCAATAGTCGGGAAGACGTCCCGCTCCAGGCTGCGTTTGACCGACGCATGATGCTTGGGCTTCCAACCGTCCTGTTGCAGCCGCAGCCACTCCAACGCTGCGATCTGGAAGGTACCGGTCTCCTCCTCTCTGCCAAGCCGGCGCGCGCGAGCCTTCTTCAACGCTTCGGCCGGATCCCGACCTGCCAACAACTCCGCTCTCGCCGCATCCTTGCGCTGTCGCGCCTCCTTCAGCGACACCGTAGGGTATGGGCCAAAGGTGAGCTGCTTCTCTTTCCCTCCGAACCGATACTTCAGCCGCCAGCCCTTGAAGCCCGCTTTGGTGACGAGAAGGAAGAGACCTTCCCCGTCGAAAAGCTTGCGGTCTTTCGGCTCTGGTGCAGCCGCTTTGCACTCGCGATCTGTAAGCATAGGCTGCCCCCACCTTCGAGAGCTGCTGCCCCCGAGCTACCCCCATGATGCTTGGGAATAGGTGAGAACAAACAGGAAACGTTAGGAAGGCAGATGCGCGAATACCCCTTGATTCGCAAGGGGTGAAGGAATGGGTGGGAATCGGTGAGAAAGGGTTTTGGTGCCGGCTACAGGATTCGAACCCGTGGCCCCCTGATTACAAATCAGGTGCTCTACCAACTGAGCTAAGCCGGCCCGCAGTGGCGGATGCAGCGCCCCTTACCTGAGGGAAGGGGCGCCGGTCCAGTGGTTTGGCCCGAAAATCCAGGCGTCCGTCAGAAGACCGCGCGCGGTGTCGGTTCGTTCATCATCGCCTGGCGGATCAGCGGGATCGGTGCGCCGCCGTAGTCTAGGAAGGTGTCGTGGAACTGCTTCCACGCCGCCCGGCCGCCACGCGAGGCGGTCCAGTCCTCGCGCAGCTTGCGGATCATCAGCTTGCCCATCGTGTAGTTGAGGTAGGCCGGATCGTAAGTACCGC